TTGGAGTAGGTTTGATATAAACAAACGTACAAAGTTTGATGCAACAATTAGTAGCGGTTTAGCTATAATGGCTTGTAACAGACATTTGTATAGACCTAATCCAAACGTAGAAAAACAAAAATTAAACATTAATATAGCTAGATATAGTAATACTGGTTATAATTCTAAAATAATAAAGTAAATATATGGCAGAGTCTGTTATAAAAGGTTATTTTCCAAGTCAAGTAGTAAGTGATGCTGAAAAGTTAAGTTATGACTACGGTTTAAAAGTTGCTAAAGCAATTGAAACAGAGTGGTTTTATAGTGACTACAATCAAACAAGATATACTACTAATAAAAATAATTTTCATAATTTAAGGTTGTACGCAAGAGGTGAGCAATCAATACAAAAATATAAAAATGAATTATCTATAAATGGTGATTTATCTTATTTAAATTTAGACTGGAAGCCAGTACCTATTATACCTAAGTTTGTTGATATAGTTGTAAACGGTATATCTGAAAGACTTTACGATATAAAAGCTTATTCACAAGATCCACACGGTGTAGCAAAAAGAACAGAGTACTTAGAAAACATATTATCTGATATAGCTTCACAAAACTTAAACACAACAGTTCAAGCTACTTATGGTCTTGATATTTCTAAAAGCAATATTCCACAAGAAGATTTACCGACTACACAAGAAGAGTTAGATCTGCACATGCAGCTAACTTATAAGCAAGCTGTTGAAATAGCTCAAGAACAAGCTATTGATATGTTAATGACTGGTAATAATTATGATTTAACTCAAAAACGTTTTTACTATGATTTAACAGTGTTAGGTATTGGTGCTGTTAAAACAGATTTTAACACATCAGAAGGTGCTACTATAAAATACGTTGATCCTGCTGATTTAGTTTATTCTTATACTGAATCACCATACTTTGATGATATATACTATGTTGGTGAAATAAAAAGCATACCTGTAAATGAGTTAGCTAAACAGTTTCCGTTTTTAGAACAAGAAGATTTAGAAGATATAGTTAAAAATAAAAACTATTATCAAACAAATTACGATCAAAGTAATATACATTACAAAGAAATAGATAATAATAAAGTTCAAGTTTTATATTTTAATTATAAAACTTATATGAACGAAGTCTATAAAGTAAAAGAAACTGGTAGTGGTGCAGAAAAAGCTATAGAAAAAGATGACAACTTTAATCCACCAGAAGATAAAGAAGGTAACTTTAGCAAGCTGCAAAGAAGTATAGAGGTATTATACGAAGGTGCTTTAATAGTAGGTACTAACAAGCTTTTAAAGTGGGAGCTAGCTAAAAACATGATGCGACCTAAAAGCGATTATACTAAAGTAAAAATGAATTACAGTATATGTGCTCCGCGTATGTATAAAGGTAAAATTGAAAGTTTAGTAAGACGTATTACTGGTTTTGCTGATATGATACAGCTTACACACTTGAAGCTACAGCAAGTTATGGCGCGTATGGTACCAGATGGTGTTTACTTAGACGCTGATGGTTTAGCTGAAATAGATTTAGGTAACGGTACAAATTATAATCCACAAGAAGCTTTAAACATGTTCTTCCAAACAGGTAGTGTTATTGGTAGATCGTTTACACAAGATGGTGATATGAACCCTGGTAAAGTACCTATTAGAGAAATAACAAGTGGTAGCGGTGGTAATAAGATACAAGCTTTAATAACTAATTACAACTATTATTTAAAAATGATTAGAGATACTACCGGGCTTAATGAAGCTAGAGATGGTAGTATGCCAGATGAAAACGCTTTAGTTGGTGTACAAAAATTAGCAGCAGCTAATAGTAATACAGCAACAAGACATATATTAAATGCTGGTTTATTTTTAACTGTAGAAACTGCAGAAGCTTTGTCATTAAGAATATCTGATATTATAGAGTACTCACCAACAAAAGACGCGTTTATACAATCGCTTGGTGCTCATAACATTGCTACGTTAGAAGAGCTTGATAGTTTATACTTATATGACTTTGGTATATTTTTAGAGTTACAACCAGATGAAGAAGAAAAAGCTAGACTTGAAAATAATATACAAGTGGCTTTACAACAACAAACAATTGATCTTGAAGATGCTATTGATATTAGAGAAGTTAGAAATGTAAAACAAGCAAACCAATTATTAAAAGTACGTAGAAGAAAAAAGATACAAAGAGATCAGCAGTTAAAAGAAAGAAATATACAAGCACAAGCACAAGCTAACATGCAAACACAACAGGCTGCTGCGCAAAGTGAAATGCAAAAAAATCAAATGCAAGCTCAAATAGAAGCTCAGTTAGAGCAACAAAAGTCACAGCTTAGATTACAAGAAAAACAAGCTGACATGCAGATGAAACAAGCTTTAATGCAGCAAGAGTTTGAATACAACATGCAACTTAAAAATATTGAAACTAAAGGTTTAGGTGAAAGAGACAGAATGAAGGAAGATCGTAAAGATGAAAGAACTAGAATACAAGCTACACAACAAAGCCAAATGATAGCTCAAAGAAAAAACGAAGAAGCACCTAAAAACTTTGAACAAACAGGTGATGATTTATTTAGTGGAAACTCTGAATTACAGCCTGTTAGTTTTGAGTAAAAATTATTAACTATTATATTATATTATGGAAGAAAACAAAAAAGAAGTAGCCGAGCAGGCTACAGAAAATAACGTAACAAAAGTTGATCTTAAAAATAAAAACAAAACAGACGACAATGTTACTAAAGTAGATTTAACTAAAAAACCAGAAACAGATGCCGTTCCAAAGCAAAGCACAGATGAGGTTCCTGTACGCGACGAATCCGAAACTAGCGAAAAAGTACTCGAAGAAAACGTCGAAAAAACAGATGAAAAACCTGCCGGAGAAAGTGAAAAAGTCTCCGAAGAAGTTCAAGATGAAAAACCTGTTCTTGAAGAAGTAACAAATAAAGTTGAAGAACAAGTAGAAGAATTAGTTGAAGAAACTAAAGAGGCTATTGCTGAAGCACAAGAAACTGGTAAAGAGTTACCTGAAAATATACAGAAGCTAGTTGACTTTATGGAAGAAACTGGCGGTGATATAAACGACTATGTTCGTTTAAATCAAGACTACTCTCAGTTTGATGATATGTCTTTATTAAGAGAATATTATAAGCAAACTAAAAAACATCTTACAGACGATGAAATAAGTTTTATGATGGAAGATGAGTTCTCTTACGATGAAGAAACAGATGAAGAGAGAGAAGTTAAAAAGAAAAAAATAGCGTTAAAAGAGCAAGTTGCCAGCGCTAAAGCCTACTTAGACGGGCAAAAGTCTAAATACTATGAAGAAATTAAAGCTGGGTCAAGGTTGACCAGTGAACAACAAAAAGCTATTAACTTCTTTAATAGATACAACAAGGAATCAGAAGAGAATCAAAAAGTTGTAGATCGTCAAACTAAAACTTTTAAATTAAAAACTGACAATATATTTAATCAAAACTTTAAAGGCTTTGATTATAACGTTGGTGATAAAAGATATAGGTTTAACGTTAAAAACGCAAATGAAGTAAAAGAAACTCAAAGCGACATTAATAATTTTGTCAAAAAGTTTTTGAACAAAAACAATGAAATGGAAGATGCTGCAGGTTATCACAAGTCTTTGTTTACAGCAATGAACGCTGATGCTATTGCTAAACACTTCTACGAACAAGGTAAAGCTGATGCTTTAAAAAATAGTATAGCTAAATCTAAAAATGTTGATATGAATCCAAGACAAGCTTTTGGTGAAGTCAATACTGGAGGTATGAAAGTAAAAGTATTAAGTGGTGATACGTCTAATGATTTTAAGTTTAAAATTAAAAACAATAAATAACAAAATTAAAATTTTACAATTATGGCAATTACAGGAGGAAGTTTGTTAAACAGTGTTCCTAGCTCTATTAAGCAGACACTAGCAACAAACTATTTAGATCTTGCGTCTACATCCGGTGCTGGATGGGCGCAACAATACGTGCCAGATTTGATGGAGAAAGAAGCTGAGGTTTTCGGACCTAGAACAATTTCTGGTTTCCTATCACAAATCGGTGCAGAAGAGGCTATGACTGCTGATCAAGTAGTATGGTCTGAACAAGGTAGATTACATTTATCATATACTGGTGAAATCACTGATGGTGACGCTGGTACAATAGCTGGTGGTCAAATCACATTAGCTAAAGATATTGATGGTGTAGCTCTATCTAGCAACAACCACGGTATTAGAGTTAACGATTTAGTTATCGTTGCTTCTAGCGAAGGTGTTGAAAAGTGTATAGTTACTAAAACTAATGTTGGTTCTTCACTTGTTATCGAAGTTGCTCCTTACGGAAAAGCAAACTTAAACGCTACGTTTACTGATAGTCAAGGTGCTAACTCTGTTACTGTATTCGTTTACGGTTCTGAGTTTAGAAAAGGTGATACTTACCAAGGATCTGACACTAGACAAGCTAACACACCACAATTTAAGTCTTTTACTAACAAGCCAATCATCATGAAAGATTACTACGAAGTATCAGGATCTGACGCTTCTAGAATCGGTTGGGTAGAAATATCTACTGAAAACGGACAAGGTGGTTACTTATGGTACTTAAAGGCTGAGGCTGACACAAGAGCTCGTTTCACTGATTACATTGAAATGGCTATGCTTGAGTCTAAGTCTGGTGGTGATTCAGCTGACGCTATGTCAGGTACTACTATTGGTGCTGATGACTTAGTTGATAACTACTTAGAGGCTAACTCTGTTACTGACGGTGCAAACCACGGTACACAAGGTCTTTTCGATGCTATCGAAACTAGAGGTAATGTAACTTCTGGTGTAACTGGTGTTAACGCTGCTACTGATTTAGCTGAGTTCGATG